CCGCCGGTACGAAGATCGGCAAGCTGCCCGATGGAAGATATATCGTCGCCGACCATGTGAGCGGTTTTCTGTCTCCTTCCGGCGTCGAGACCTTGATCAAAAATACCGCCATCCAGGATGGCTTGTGGGTTTACATCTCCTTGCCTCAAGATCCGGGCCAGGCGGGCAAGTCGCAGATCGCCAACCTGACAAAGCTTCTCGCTGGATTCGATGTTCATGCATCGCCAGAGTCTGGCGACAAGGTGACACGGTTCAGTGCCTTCTCTGCGCAAGCTGAGGCAGGCAACGTGATCGTGCTGCGCGGCCCATGGAATGAAGGGTGGTTCTCATCGCTCGAAGGCTTCCCTGAGGCCAAGCATGACGATGACGCAGATAGTACGAGCCGCGCCTTTGCCGCACTGCTCGAAGACACGTTTGATGAAAACATGTGGAAGAGGCTAGCTGGATAATGTCGAAACGCCGCAGCGGCCGAATCCAACAGCGTGCGATGCAGCCGCAGGCAACGGCGACACGCGACAGCTTTCAGAACTTCGCCGCGCGGACCGGTATCGGCACGGACAGCATGGCGTCCGCCAATAACTACGGCTTCAATCCGATCAGCCGCAACCGCGTCCAATTGGAATGGATGTATCGCGGATCCTGGCTGGTTGGGAAGGCCGTCGATGTCGTCGCCGAGGATATGACCCGCGCCGGCGTCGATCTGAATGGCACGGTCAACCCGGACGATATCGAAAAGCTGCATCAGGCGATGAACCGGCTGCAGATCTGGCAGGCGATCAACGACACCATCAAATGGGCACGCCTCTACGGTGGCGCCATCGCGGTCATGTTGATCGACGGACAGGATGTCTCGACGCCGCTGCGCATCGATACGGTAACCAAGGATCAGTTCAAGGGCCTTCTCATTCTCGACCGCTGGATGGTGCAGCCATCGTTGCAGCAGACGGTGAAAGAATATGGCCCATATCTCGGCAAGCCCGAGTTCTACAACGTTAACCAGAACGCTCCGGCGTTGCTCAACAAAAATGTCCATTACAGCCGCGTCATCCGCATCGAGGGCTATGAACTGCCGTTCTGGCAATCGCAGACTGAAAACGGATGGGGGTTGAGCGTCGTCGAGCGCCTCTACGACCGGCTCGTCGCCTTCGACAGCACCACGCAGGGCGCTGCGCAGTTGGTGTATAAGGCTCATCTGCGGACATACAAGGTCGCAGGGCTCCGCAAGATCATTTCCGCCGGCGGCGAGGTGATGGACGCGCTGGTCAAGCAGATCGACTTGATCCGCAAGTACCAATCCAACGAGGGGCTTACCCTCATGGATGGAGAAGACACCTTCGAGACGCATCAATACGCGTTCTCGGGCCTGTCGGATCTGACACTGCAATTTGGGCAGCAGCTTTCAGGCGCCATCGATATCCCGCTGGTGCGCTTGTTCGGTCAATCGCCGTCGGGCATGAACGCCACCGGCGAAAGCGATCTGCGGAACTACTACGATTCGATCAACGCCCAGCAGGAGCGCCGGCTTCGGTTGCCGATGACCACGCTGCTGGATGTGCTGTATCGATCGGTTCTCGGCAGCGCGCCGCCATAGTCGTTCAGCTACCGCTTCAACCCGCTGTGGCAGATGAGCGAGAAGGAGCGGGCCGATATCGCCAACACCGTCTCGACGGCCGTCACCACGGTTGAGGAAAGCGGCATCATCAGCCGCGCCACAGCTCTTAAGGAACTACGCCAATCCTCTGATGTCACTGGTGTTTTCTCAAACATCAGTGATGAGGAAATCAAAGAGGCCGAAGGCGATGAGCCGCCCGGCGCTGAAGAGGCGATTGAGCCTGAAGATCAGCCGGACAACGATCCGGTCGAGCAGGAGCAGGAAGAAGCGGAGCCGCCGCTGTCCTTGGTAGCCGGAGGCAAGAGGTGAGGTTTCGGGACAAGGTCGAGGGCCGATCAGCCTTCATCCGCGCCCGTAAGGTCGAAGCTCGATACGCCGCCCAGCTCCGCAAGATCGCGCGGCACGTCGGCGATATCGTCAAGGCATTCTCGCCCGATGATCCTCTGCTCTCCGGCAAGGTTAGCGCTGCGCTGCACCGATACGGCGACATCATTGGCGGCTGGGCCGACGCCACGGCGAAGCGGATGGTCGAGGAAGTCGCGGCTCGCGATAAGCTCGCCTGGATGGAAGTGTCCAGGCGCATGGGCCGCGGGCTCCGCGAAGAGATTGAGACAGCGCCGACCGGCCGCGTGATGCAGGAGCGGTTGAACGAACAGGTATCGCTCATCAAGAGCATTCCTTTCGAAGCCGCCGAGCGTGTCCGTAATCTGGAAAACGAGGGCATCGTCCAAGGACGCCGGTCCAATTACATCGCCGAAGAGATCATGAAATCCGGCGATGTGGCGAAGAGCCGGGCGAACACGATTGCCCGAACCGAGGTCAGCCGAACCGCGACGGAGCTAACGCGGGCTCGGGCCGAGCACGTCGGGTCAACGGGATATATCTGGCGCACCGCCGAGGATAGTGACGTCCGCGATTCCCATCGGGAGATGGAAGGTAAGTTCGTGCGCTGGGACCAGCCGCCGACCATCGACGGGATGAAAGGACATGCGGGCCAGTTTCCGAACTGCCGCTGCTATCCGGAACCGGTCATTCCAGACGATCAAGGATCCGCTGGGCACGTTCCCCAGCTTGGCCGCCCTCGGCCGCGAGGTCGGTAAGAAGCGCAGCGGCTGACTGGATGAAGGCTGCAGCATCGGCTTCGAGGGTCTGATCGTGCGGAACATGCGGGAAGGTATCGACGAAGCTCACACGGGCGAGTTCGTTTAATTCTTCAACCAGTTCTTCGGGACTGAGGCGCGGCAACGACATGCCGCCCATCCATACACATCGCATCCATCAAAACAAGGACGGCACATGCCTCTTGCGCAGGGTTCTTCGCGGGAAGTGATCTCGCGCAACATCGCCGAGCTGATCCGCGCCGGCCATAAGCCGGATCAAGCGGCAGCCGTCGCCTACCGAGAGGCAGGCGAAACACGGGATGATGAGGAAAGCACTCGTATCAGCTTCTACGCGCCGACCGAGCTTGGTCCGAAGCAGCGGGAGACACCGGAAGGCTATCTCATCTGCGAAGACGTTCCGATCGCGCGGACCGGCGAGCTTGTCTACGTGCCAGGCGAGATCGAAGCCACAAAGGGGCAGGAACCCCTTCAGGCCGGCCGAGATGGCGTCATCCGAGTGATGCGCGATGAGGATCAGGTATTCGATCCGGTCGCCATGGCGTCGTTTCTCGGCAAGCCGGTGACGATCGAGCACCCTGAAGAGTGGGTCACGCCCGAAAACTGGCGGTCTCTTGCCATTGGCGTCGTATTCAACGTCCGGCGCGGCGAGGGCGAGTTCGCCGATATGCTCATGGCCGATCTGCTGATCCAGGAGAAATCCGGCATCGATGCGATCCGAGCCGGCAAGCGTGAGCTCTCTTGTGGCTACGACGCCGACTATGAGGCCGTTGAGCCGGGCGTCGCCCGCCAATTCAACATTCTCGGGAACCATGTGGCTCTCGTGGACAAAGGTCGCTGCGGCCTTCGATGCGCAGTGCGTGATAGCAAACCCGATCCTTCCAAGGAGACAACTATGGCAAAGCGAACCACATGGGATCGCATCCGCACCGCCTTCAAAGCGAAGGATGAGGCGGCACTCGAAGAAGAGCTGGAAAACGCCCAAAAGGCGATGGACGAGGGCGCGGATACTCCGCAACGCCTCGTAATCGAGGTCAAGGGCGCCGGCAGCGAAGAAGCGCCGACCGGAGACGACGGTGAAGGCAACGGCGGCGATGATCCCATGGCCGCCTGCATGGCCGCAATCGAAGCCATGAAGACCGAGATCACCGGCGCGATTGCCGATCTCGGCGCCCGCGTCGCAAAGCTCGAAGCTGGCGATCCGACCGGCGACGAGGATCCGGACGCCGAAGAAGATGGCGAAGGCGAGGGCAAGGAAAAGGTCAAGACCGGAGACTCCTCCGCTCTGCATGGCGAGTTCACGGACACCGTCGCTCGCGCCGAAATCCTGGCCCCGGGCGTCAAGCTTCCGACCTTCGACGCCAAGGCCGACAAGAAGAAGACGGCGGACAGCCTGTGCGCCCTGCGTCGCAAGGCCATGACGACCGCCTTCAAGGATGACGCGAAGAAGGGGCACTTCAAGCCCTTCCTGACGACCGACTCCCCCGACTTCTCCACCATGAGCTGCGATGCCGTGAAGCTGATCTTCAATGGAGCCTCCGAGCTCGCGAAGATCGGCAACAACAGTGGCAACGCAACCCGCGATGCCAGCGCCCGCGACACGACGCGCAACACCATCGCCGACATCAACAAGCGCAATTCCGAATTCTGGAACCGCAAGTAAGGAGCCCACGACATGACTGCATTTCAATACCGCATGCCGGCGGGCATCCCCGGCGATATCTCCCGTGACCACGCTCAGGCAACTGTCGAGCCTGGTCTCTTCGATGCCTCTGCACCGTTCTCGGCTTATGGCCTCCCAGCCAAGCTCGTAAGCGGCAAGTATCAGCCGTTCGCTGGTGGCGAAGCTGCCACTGCGCTCGCCGCGCTGGTTGTCCGTCCGTTTCCGATCAGCTCGCAGGTGGCTTCGGGCGGCCTTGGCACCTCCGTACCGCCTCAGACCGGCGGCCTCGGCGACTTCCTGAAGCGCGGCTACATGGCTGTGCAGCTCAACGGTGGCGCGACCGTCGCCAAGGGCGGCCAGGCGTATATCCGCGTTGCTGCCGCAGCCTCTGGCAAGCCCATCGGTGGCATCGAGGGCGCAGCGGACAGCACCAACACCATCGCACCGGCCGGCCTCGTCTTCATGGGCCCGGCAGACGCCAACGGCATCGTCGAAGTCGCGTACAACATCTGACGCGGCTTCTCACCATCATCCCATCAGTGACGGCGCTGCCGTCTTCTCAACGGAGCAATCAATGTTTCATCACCGCAACATCGTGGGCAGCACCGCACTGAGCTCTCCTCGCATCATCCGAGCTCGCACCCGTGACGCCCTGGCAACCTACGACCGCCAAACCATCGACAGCACCGGCGCCTTCCTGATCGGCGAGCTTGAGCGTCTCGATCAGACCATTAATGAGCCGCTGGTCAGCGTCACATGGTCCCGCGATATCGATCTTCGCGAAGATGTGTCGATCGCCGACGAAACCGCTTCCTTCACCAATTCCACGTTCGCTGGCGCCGGTGGCCTGAACCCGGCCGGCAAGAACTGGATCGGCAAGGATGCTAATGCCATCGCTTCGCTGGCCCTTGATATTGGCAAGACCCCGCAGCCCCTGAATCTCTGGGGCGCTGAAATCTCTTGGACACTGCCCGAACTGGCCAGTGCTCAGCAGATCGGCCGTCCGATCGACACCCAGAAGTATGACGCCATGGTGCTCAAGCACAACATGGACGTCGATGAGCAGGTCTACATCGGCGATTCGGTCTTGCCGAACTGCTATGGTCTGCTGAACCTCGCGGCAGTCACGCCGACCAACGTTCTGAGCGATGGTACCGGTAGCTCTCCGCTCTGGATCAACAAGACCCCGGCGCAGATCCTGCGAGACGTCAACTCCCTTCTCAACGCGGTTTGGGCAGCTTCTGGCTGGGCACAGGCTCCGACCGACTTGCGTCTGCCTCCGGTCCAGTTCGGCTACATCGTCTCCCAGACGGTTAGCTCCGCCGGCAACATCTCGATCCTTGAGTTCCTGAAGCAGAACAGCCTCTCGAACTCGGTCAACGGCAAGCCGTTGAACATCCAGCCGCTGAAGTGGCTGACCGGTCGCGGTGCCGCCGGTGTGGATCGCATGATGGCCTACACCAAGGACAAGAAATACGTCCAGTTCCCGATGGTCCCGCTGCAGCGCACTCCGGTCGAGTACCGGTCGCTCTACCAGATCACGACCTATTACGGCCGTCTCGGCCAGGTCGAGGCCCGCTATCCGGAAACCGTCGGTTACGCCGACGGCCTCTGATCCGATGCCATGGCCGGTCCTTCGGGGCCGGCTTCTCTCCCTAAAGAGGAAATACCATGCCGAAGATCAGCGTTGCGAAAGCCTTCAATCTCCGTAAGGAAAACGGCGAAATCGTTTCCTTCGATCCAGGCGACTATACCGTCGACAAAGAGACCGCCGAACACTGGTTCGTCAAGGCGCACCTCGTCGGCGCCAGCTACGAGCCGAAAGAGGGTTCGTTCGAATATGCGCAGCGCAACCGCGCTGTGAAGAGCGAGGAAGATGCTGCGGCCGCCGAACAGCAGGCAGAGGCCGATGCGCAGACACGCGCCGAAGCCGAGGCAAGAGCGGCCGCGCTCCTGCAAAAGACCAACGAGGCTATCGCCGCCGTAGCCAAGCAGGCTCAGGACAATCTCACCAAAAAGGATGGCCAGCCCGGTGACGCCGTTACCGATCTGCCGCCGATCCCGCTTGCATCGGGCGCTCAGACCGGCGAACCGTCCGCAACGGCAGACGACGGCAGCGACCAGCAGCAGACGGCTGGCGAAGGCCAGGCCGCCGAACAGCAGCCCGAAGCCGGCGAACAGAAGGCCGAATAAGTGGTCACGGTCGCTCAATTCCGCCAGGACTTCGCGGAGTTCGGCGACGCCACCGCTTATCCGGACAGCAGCGTGCAGTTCTGGCTCACATTCGCCGCCCAGCTGATCAATGTCGATCGCTGGGGTTCCATGGCGGATATGGGCGTCGAGCTCTTGACCGCCCACAATCTGGTGCTGTGGAAGCGTTCGCAGATCGCAGCATCCAAGGGCGGCCTTCCGGGCGTCTCCACCGGGGTAACAGCGTCCAAGGCGGTGGCCGACGTCTCCGTCAGCTACGACACGACCGTCGGCGCAGTGAAGGACGGCGGCAACTACAATCTGACCGATTATGGTACCCGCTATCTCGATCTGGTCTGGATGTTCGGCGCTGGGGGCGTGCAGCTCTGATGGGCAAGACCGGCGTCACCATGACGAAGGACGCCTTTGACGACGTCCTGAAGCAGATCCGCTCGCTCACGAAAGAGGAAGTGCTGATCGGCGTTCCTGATGAGAACGCCGGCCGGCAGCCAGAGCAGGGCGAACAGGAAAAACCGATCTCCAATGCCGAGATTGGCTATGTGATGGAGTTCGGGCTTCCGGAGAAGAATATCCCGGCTCGACCGCATCTAGTGCAAGGCGTGCGGGAAGCAACCGATCAGTTGGGCGAGATCCTTCAGGCAGGCGCGATGAAGGCGCTGAACGGCGACAAGCAAGCCGCAGATATCGCGCTGAACAAGGCCGGCTTGGCCGGGCAGAACGCGGTTCGCAAGAAGGTCACCGATGGTCCGTTCGTTCCTCTCTCACCCAAGACGCTTGAGGCGCGCAAACGCCGCGGCCGCACCGGCGAAAAGCCACTGATCGATACCGGTCAGTATCGCAATTCCTTGACCTATGTCGTCAGGCCGAAAGGCAAATAATGCCGCTCCTCGATGTCACCGACGTGCTCAGCGATCCCGATTTCGCCGACACGATCACGATCACGCGCGCCATTGAGACGGTGGACAGTCACGGCCGGGCGCAAACCACGATCCAGACGTTCCCCAATGTCGTCGCCGTCGTCACCGCCGGGCAGGGGGACATCCTCAAGTACTTCCCCGAGATGGCGAACATCCAGGGCGCGATCCTGATCCACACGACATTCCAGATGACATCGGCGAGCGAGACCACTCAGGCCGACACGGTCACATGGCAGGGCCGCAACTACCAGATCACCGGCGTCAATGATTGGTCGAC